AGATATTGGATGGGCAAATACTTTTGTTAAAGGATTTAAAAATTTAGTAAAGACACATAAGACTAGGGAGTCAGTGCAAAACTATTATAAGAGCAATGGCAAGTCTATAAAAAGACTTGAATCTATTAACCCTGATATGCTTGCAGATATTGATAACTATTGCAAAGAGTATATCGCAACACTTGAGGAGAAAAACGATGGATGATAAGGCAGTAATTGAAGGACCAGTAGGTATTAATGGTTTCAAAAAGGTTGGAAGTCAACAGCCTGATTGGACTGGGAAAATACCTATGACCAAAGAACTACTTAAAGAATTTGTAACTCAGATTAAAGAGTCACCAAATGAAGAAGTACAAGTTGGTATAGCACAATGGGAGAGAGTATCTAAGGCGGGTAATAAATATCTCTATACTAAAATAGAGTGTTATGTTCCAAAACCTAAAGAAGATATTGAAGAAGATTTTAATACAAACGTGGGAGAAGAAGATGAAGGCATTGAACCACCATTCTAAAATTATGTATGGTAAAGACTTACTACAACTTATAGATGAAGAAGTNGATGAACAAGTTTTTTGGGAGTTTAANAAAAACTACTTAGAACTATTACAACAACTTAAACCTTTAGAAAAATTTACTGCAACTACTAGTCATGCAATATTGATGGATTACTTAACTAATTCCATAATTACAGATAGNGATGAAGAGTTGCAGAGTAGGTTAAACGTATGAATCAGTTACCAAAACACNTAGCTGAATTAAATTTAGAAGAGTGGAAAATCAAAGCTTTGTATTATTTGTTTAGAGCAAGATGATGGACGAACAAGTAGAAAATTGGATGGAGCATATACGTAGTATGGCTCCTGTATTAGAGAGAGCAATAGTTGAAAAGATGATTGCTGATGCTGATGTAAAACGTATCAAAGCAAAGCTTATGACTTTAGCTGTGCAACAAGGATATAAGACCGCAGTTGCACAAGACAATTATGCAGAGAATCAACCTGAACTTTATGAGGCACGTTTAAACTATGCTAAGTGTTCAGGTATTGTAGAGTCTGTAAAATTAGAAGTTAAAGGTAGAGAGATAGGATTTGATGAATGGAGAACTAGAGTAGTCAATGAACGAGAAGAACGTAAGAAATACGGAGCATAGTTTGATTGATATTAATATGTTATCTGCGATAGTTTTATGTGCTTTATGTATTTATATGTCCATGTATGACTAAAGGTAGTAGACAAAGACCCTTTGATAAAGATAAGTTTGACAAAAACTTTGAGAAAATATTTGGAAATAAAAAAAAAAAAAGAAAATAAAAAATGGGCATAAATGTTAATCAAATAATGTCAACAGGAAAATTAACAGTAGCAACAGGAGCATTATCAGGTAGTCCTATTGTGATAGGTTCTTGTGGTGCCACTACTACGGTCGTAGGTGCAAGCGGAATGTTAGAACACCACTATCTTTCAGAAAAGGAAATAAAAGCTGAATACTCTACGACATCATCACATAGAAGAAAGTTTAAAGTCAACGAAATATTTAGACATGGAGTGTATATTTTATTTATGAAGAATGTTGTTGTTTATGTAGGAGAAAGTATAAATCCTTATGCTAGAGTATGTACTCACATTAAATCTGAAAAAAAATTTGATTCGTTTAGAATTTTATACTGTAAAGAAAGCAGAAAAAGACATTGGGAAAAAAAACTAATAGAAAGTTATATACCAAAATACAATAAAACTCATAAGATAAGACCCCAAAGAAGAGTAGTAAATTTAACTCCGCGTAGACGTTATGCTTAAAGGTAGAAATCCAACTAAAAAAGAAGCTGAACACATGGAAGCTGTTAGCGAACTTGGATGTATAGTTTGTTTAAATACAACAGGTGTCAAAGTGCCTGCAGAAATTCATCATGTTATTGGCAAAACAAAACCAAATGCACATTTTTCTGTATTACCTCTTTGCTTTGAGCATCATCGCAAAGGCAATAGATTTAGACCTATAAGCAGACATCCATATAAAAAAAGATTTGAAGATGCTTATGGCACGGAAGAAGAATTATTAAAACAAGTAAATGAAATGGTAGGTGCAGAATGATAGAACACTACGAAAATAAATTGAAAAAACGTAAAGAAAAATGGTGGGCATGGCATAAAGCAAACCCTAAAGTGTGGGAAAAGTTTGAAGAGTATACTTTTCAAGCTATACAAAGTGGTAGAAAAAAGTATTCTCAATGGGCAATCATAAATAGGATTCGTTGGAATGAAGAGATAGAAACTAAGGGTGGGGATTTTAAAATTAGTAATGATTACATTTGTTTTTACGCACGTTTGTTTCACGCACGTCATCCTCAATACAAAGGATTCTTTAGTATTAAACCTTTAAAAGAAGAAAAGGCTATTGCAGAAATAGAAAAGTCTGGTTACAACGTACCGAATTTATATCCAGGCGTTTATAATCACTAGTGAATATTATTTATAATCCCATCTGGTAAGCAGGAACGTTTGCTTTCTTTTTAAGTTCTGTAATTATCGACAACCTTTTATCTCTTTCCATCTCTAATTGTTCTAGTAATTCAGCTTTTACTAATGGATTGATGTCAGTCCTTGCAAGTAAAACGTCTCTACGCTTTCTCCAGTTATCCATGTATCTTTCTATTGCTCTTATTTGACCTTTGACATTTAATACGCCTTGCATATTAGTTCTATATGCTTGTAGTTCATCAAACCTTTGTGCTTTTTTAAGTTTATTCATAGTCTGCACTGCTCTATCAACCTCGTTTCTTAGGTCGTAAAACTGTTGTTGCAAGCCACCGCCTTTGTCTAAGTCTAATAAAAACCTTTTTACTACTGGCACTGAGTTTATGTTAGGTGGTATGTATGGTGTACCTGTTCCTAGTCTTGTTACAGAATCTGCAGCATCTAATAAATANCCACCAAGAGTTCCTGTATAACCTCTNACTATGTATTCTAGTTTGATTGGCGATACGTTAAACGTTTCTCCAATGACACGTGCTAACTCATTTGTTGTTGCTCTTTGTTGATATGCTGGTTCTAATTTAGTTTGATAGTAAGGAACAATATCCGTGCCTGTAAAACTATTTCTATTTGCAACTACATCAGCTATAGGTTTGATAACCTGAAATGCAACACTACCATCAAAGAAAGGTATGTTTGCAGATGTGCCTAACTGCCTTCGTAGTGATTTAGAGTATTCGCTTAGAGATGTTTCTCCCATAGCTAAATCAAAAGTTCTTTCTGGTATTGCTTTAAACACCATACCAACCTCAAAAGGTATGGGTATTTTTACTGCAGGTATGTCGTTACCTAAAGGTATTATCCAGTTATCGTCTCTGACCTCTCTTCTTATGTTTTGATATTCCTCATCATCAGAAACCATTAAATAATATAATAAAGTTAGGAATGTAATAAACATACCCCTGGACATTGCAGTATAAAAAATATCTTGTTTGAGCTTTGCCGCAGCTTCTGGAGACGCTGCTTCTAATTTTTGTATTGCTGAATATTCTCCAGTACCAAAGCTTCTGTAAAGNACATCTAAACCTTGTATTCTGGCATTTAAAAAAGGAATAGCTGCTGTGATTGTTCTAAACANTGGGTCTGAGCCTCTTCTTCCNAAGTTAATTATTTCTAATCCTTGATAAGCAGCTTCTGATTGTGCTTGTGCNTCTGTACCGCCTCTTTCTTTTATGTCTTTGTATACTGCATCAAAGACACCTAATCTAGTAGCACCATCTGATTTAGTTGTTAATGCACCTAAACCATCCCAAGCTTTATAGAATAAGTTTGACATACTCATACTATTGTCTGGGTTTATGCCTTCTTTTCTTATAGCTCTATCAACAAATTGTTTTACTGAGCCTTCATCATTTTGGAAGTCGTAACCACCTAACACACCAAATCTTTCTAAGTCAGTCATGTCTCTAAACATATTTCTAACAGTAGTAATAACTGGTTTAAATCCACCCTCTTCACTATTTATTGGCACGCCTGATGTTACTGATGCAGATAATGTATCTCTTAATAAGTTGACAACCACAAAGCCTGGGTCTCTTGTTACAACATCTCTTAAGAAAGATGCTGGCATAGCTAAGAATTTAGACAATCCACTTAGACTTGTAACTCCCATGCCTTGCATACTTTCTACTAGCTCTAAGTCATCTACTCTGTAATAAACTTTTTCTCCATCTACAAAAACTGGTACAACATCTGGTCTACTAGCTTGTGTTACATCTACTAACTCTGCTTCTCCGTTAAGTTGTAAATCTCTCATTAGCTTTTGCATACCATCGTTTTTCATGGCTGCATTTAAAATAGATAAAGAGTTTCTTGCTATAGCTTCTACAGGGTTTGTGTCTATAGCTTCTACTGAGCCTTTCATTTTTACCCCAAGCGGATTAGTTGGTAAAGCACCACCACCAATCGAGGGTCCAAGAATACTACCATCTTCAACCATATTTCTATAGAAAGGATAATACGCAGAATAGTCTTGCCACTGAGTTGCTTGTGCCTCACTCAATAAGCCTTTATTTTTAGCAAGTTCTATAAGTTGATTGTTCCATCTTTGATAATTGTTATAAGCTTCTACTATCTCTGGAAAGTTTGATTCTATATAAGGTATTTTAGCTAAATCATCTGCAGTTACAGGAGTTTCTTTACCAGTAGTTTCATCTATTTTCTTAGCTCTTTTTAGTATTCCATACAGTTTGAATATCTGTTCTCCGTCTACACTAGAATTTGTATACACTGGTGCAAGTATTTGTGTGAGACCTCCGTAATATTTGCCAGCTTCTTTGACGACTCTACCACTTACATCTTGTGTGTCTTGTGTTTCTGGTTGTAAGAAAGTATTGTATTCTGCTGATAGCTCTAACGGTAAAACATTTATTAGTCCTGTCTCACCGTCAACTAAATCTGTTGCATAACCAGTAGTTAATAAGCCTTGGAATATACCTCTTGCTCTGTCTGACATACGTATTGCAGCTATTGCACTGGTATCTGCAGTATTATTTAATAATCTTATGGCATCGTTATCTTCTGATAACTGTATAGACTTTCTAGCAATCTTATCGTACTTGTCTATGTATAGTTGTCTTGCATTTTTAAATAGTTTTCTTACATTAGTTATTGGGTCTGAAACTAAGTCAATGAGTCTTACACCGTATGGCTCTGTTGGTGCATCGTAAGCACCCATGACTCTTCTAGCTGATGCTTGTAATTCTTGTGGCATTTCTCCAACACTAAAGGTTGGTATGTCTGGTTCTTTTGGAGTAGCATCTTCGTTAAATTCTATCGCTGCTTTTAATGCAACATCAGATGCGTTTGTATTGTAAGTAGGAACCTGAAACTTTCTTGTAGACTTTGCATACTCCTCTGCTTTCTCTGTAGCATCTGTTAAACCTTTATTATCTGGTTCATATCTAGCACCTTTACTAAACGTAGGTATATCTGATTCTATTTCTGTTATTCTATCTTTAATATTAGATATTTGTTTTTCTAAGTTAGTTCTAGTATTGTCAGTCATTTGACTGCCAACTTCATTTAACTCAGCTTCACGGAATACTAACTGTTCTTTTAAATTACTTAATCTTCTTTTTTTTCTTTCATTAGCAAAATAAGCATCGTCTGCATCTCTACTAAATGTAGGTATATCCTCTACAGCTTTTATTCTTGGGAAATATCCCCATCTTGCCCAACCATTGTTACCATCCCAACGAACATCCCCTGCTCTTAATTTAAAAGTATGTACCTTTGATGGAGTTGCTTCTGGCATACCAAATATATCCATAAGACTATCCATAGTTTCAATATTTTTTTCTCTTTGTAAATCTACAACTCCTTCTTGTCTCCTTCTTGTTTTTTCTGCATCTCTAATATCTTGTTGAGTAACTTTAGAATCTTCTACAAGAGACTCAGCTTCACTTAAAAATGGAGTTATCAAATCTCCCTCTCGCAAATCTCTTTGTGGTGCAGATTGATACATGGTTATTTCTGCGTTTGGATTGCCTTGTATTTCTTTTAACTTATTAAAAAATTGTTGTTCTTCTGCTATTTCTTTAGGCGTTCTAGCGGTACTAAATACTCTTAAATTATTGTAATCTACGTCAGCACTAAAAGTAGAATAACCTTCAGGAGTAAACTCTTCAATAGATTCTGCATTTAAATCATGTGCAGGTGGACCATATTGTGCAGGTACAAAATCAGCTAAGTGACCAGATGATTCATCTCTTGGTCCCCTAGCAAAAGTAGGTATGCCTGCACGTTCTGGTCTAAACACATCTTTAACAGAACGTAATACACCTCTTTCTCTAGCACCAACTTTACCCGCTTCTATTTCTTGTAGTATCTCTGATGCTCTATTAAAACCTGAACGTTTAAATGCTTGACCTAGAGACTCAAAGAACTGTGTAATTTTACCTAAAATAGTTTTAGCTTTTGGTGGTATATCTGGTTTACTATCTTTGTTTTTGTATAACTCTGCTATAGCTTCTTCTACAAATAAATCTTCTACTGTTTCTTGTTGTCTATTTAATAAACTAGGAGAGTTTGCGTAAACCTCTGCTGCTCTGGTGTAATATGTAATACCTCTTTCTGCAGCACTAGGGTCTACAGATGCAGGCACTTTTCTACGTTTTACTTCTTTAGCTAAATAGGTGTATTCTTTTTCTGTAATTAAATCTTTGGCACGTAAAGCATGGATAAGTTCATGGTTTATTACTCTATTTATTCTTTGTTGTATTTCTACCTCTGATAGTGTCCCATCTGGATTTATGGCACTCAAAGATATAAATATAATGTCGGTGTTTCTATCATATTCTGCTTTTGCACCTCTAACTCTTTCTGTGCCTGGAGTGACACCCTCTGGGTCAAAAGCAAATGTATCATCTCTTCTACGTAAAGCTGTAGTTGATAATATATCATCGCTAATTACTAAACCAACTTCACCTAAACCTACACCATCTAATACTTTTTGTGCCTCTTTTGCAAACTTGTTTACTTTACCTTCTTCAACTGCCTCTGCAAAGTTAATCATCTTTGGTGCTACTTCTTCTGGTGGCAAGAATCTTTCTTGTCTTACTTGTTCAGCTTCTTGTAGCTGTGTAATAGTTTCATCTGGCAATACACCCTCTGATTTAAGTCTTGCACCAAACTCTTCAGGTGTTTCGTTAAATCCTTCTGCTCTTCTTGCAATATCAAACTCAAAATTATCTCGTATCTGATAGTTGTTTGTACCCTCTATTTTTTCTGCTCTACCACTATTAACAAGGTCTCGTACAAATTGCTCTGTAGCAACTTTATTTTTTCTTATTGGGTCTGGACCAGCTTTTAATAAAGAACCTACATCAAACTTTATGTTGTCTGTTTTGTAATTAGCTANAAAATCAGCCATATCTTGTGCTGTATAGTTTCTTGGTCTGAAGTCTGGGAATTTAGTTTTGACATTAAACTTAGGAAGAGAGTGTAAACGTGCCACAAATAGTTCTTTTGCACCACGGTTTTTAACTTTAGCTATATCATCAAAGCCTGTTAGCTGTCTGCTAAAATATCTAACAGCAGGGTCTGTAAAATCTAGTTCTATGTTTTTAGATGCAGCTAAATCTTTTATAGCTTTGTTATTAACATTAACTAGTTTCTTATCATCACGTATAGATGGCTCTCCTGCTTTTTCTGAAGCAGCAAACACTTGTGATGCCTTGTCTCTTAATAATAAATTAAGGTCTTTAGCATTTAAAATTTTACGTACTTCTGCAAACGTATACGCATCTTTTACATCTACGTTTTTGTTTTTAAAGTAATCGTCTTTTGATTTTAGTTTTTTGGGGTCTACTTTGGAATCAAAGTCTATAATAGATTTGGCATTTACAAACTGGTTGTTTGTATCTTTTATGGTGTTACCCATAGCAAGACCAGAAGAACTGTTTATAAGACCTAAATTGTATAAGTCATTTGTAAGTTCGCTAAGATTTTTTTCTCTGAATAATTTGTTTTGTTCTCTTTTTTTAGATGTTAAAGCTTTTGCCTCTGTATCAAAAACTCTAATCACGGGTTGGGTAGTATTAGTAGGGTCAATTAAAGAGTATTTACCATCTGGTGTTTGTATTACAGATAAAGTTGGAACTGTTGTAGTAATTGGTGGGACTGGAACATCTGGTGTTTCTTTAGATACTCTAGGTTGTAATACCTCTAGGTCTCCTTGTTGTTGTGCTAGTTCAAATTCTGCTTTTTTATTTTCTTGTGCAATTCTATTATTTTCTCTAGCAGCTTGCTCTTCGTCTTTAAATCTTTGATTTGCTAAACCTCTTCTACCAGCAAAACTATTTAAGATTAAATCTGCACCAGCACCTATAGTTGCTCCTATAGTAAACTCATCTAATATGCTTTCACCTATAGGTAACTCATCACTGTAAAAACCTCTAGCTGTAGCATCTTGTGCAATACTAGCAAACACCTCTTGAGCACCCTCTTGTGTTCCAGATACTAATGCTCTTTTTATTTTGTTACCCATTACTTCATCAAGTAATGCACCTTTGGATAACTTATTTAATATCGCTGCTACAGGTAATACTTCTGATACTCCAATAGTACCGCCTGTTACTGTTGCTAGTGTTTCTGCTACAGGACCTACATCTTCGCCTAACTGTCTAGCCATTTCTATTCTATCGGCTTGTTGTGCCATACCAGAAGTTACACCTAAAGCACCAGGAACTGTAAATGCAGGACTTTTAAAGTATTCTTTAGTAAATAATTTTTGTGGTGTTTTGGTAAGAACTTGACCAACCTTTGCAGCACCTAAAAATGGTACAAAAGAACCAACACCTTCTGCTAGTTTAGTTGTCCACAAATCTTCATAGCCTGGTTTTGCTGCTAAAGGAGAAGTTTCTCTAACTCTTTTCTGAAAATCTTGTAATCCTTTAGTTATTGCACCATCATCACCAACATCAAACAAAGCAGATATACCTAATGGCACATCTGTAGCTAATAAAGTAGCACCTCTTGCAATACCTTTTGGTATCTCTGCTGCTCTACCAAGTAATGTTGTTTGGTTTATGTCTATACCAAAATCTCTTTTTACTTCTGCAGCTATCTTTGCTCTAGTTTGCGGGTCTAAATTTTCTGGTAAATTTAAAACCTGACTTTCATTTAATCTTATTGTTTCCATTAGGCATTAGATACAAACTGTTTATAGGTATCTCCTTGTTCTATATCTATACTTTGCAACGCCATCAATCTTTGTACTATTGAGTTTAATGTAGGTCCATACTCTTCAGCATCTAACTGACCAGCATTTATACCCTCTATAATAGCGTTGTAAGTTTCATTTAGTTGCTCAATAGGTAAGTTTTCTATAGCACTTTGTACTTGTGCTATTTGTGCTTGTTTAAGTTGTAGCTCTGCTTGTCTCATATCTTCGCCACGTCTTTGTTGTTGTATATTGCTTGCTAATTGACCAAGACCTGCAGATAATTCAGACGGGTTTCTAGCTGCACCTATAACTCCACCTAGTTGAGCTAGTGTTAAGAATCTATCTTTATCATCTGTATCTGTAGTATTTATTATAATACCTCCACCAGTACCACCTCCACCAGTACCACCTCCACCAGTACCACCTCCACCAGTTCTAACTTCACCAGTGTTTGTTTCTGTTTCATTTCCAGCCAATGCTTCTACTCCTAATTTAGTAGCTCCTATTGCTGGTAAACCTACGGTTGCGGTTCTTGCTAAACTAAATGTTCTTTCTGGACCACCCATAGTAAAACTACCTTTTCCTTGTGGACCTCTCATAAATGCAGGATTTGGTTTTGTAAAAGCTTTTTGACCTGCAGATTTTGCAGCTTGAACTACTCTAGGTAATAATTTTGCTCCGACTTTTAAAGCACCTGCTCCTAGCACTCCTAATCCAGGTACAAACAGCAAAGCATTAGAAGCATACGATAAGGCTTGTGCTGGATTTTCTTTGGCAAAATCTATAGCTTTTCTAAAAATACCATCTTCATCTTCTTCTGGTTGTTGACCAAAAGGATTAAAGGATGCAGCAAGACTATCACCACCTGTACCTAAAGCACCACCAGCCTGCATTTGTGTTATACCGCCACCAGCCATGAGCATTGGCTCGCTTGGAGCTATGCCTCTACCTGCAAACTCCATAACTGACTCTTCTGCAACAGTAGTTGTAGGCATATTAGCTTTTGCTTGTTGAGCCTTAAATGATTTTTCATTTCTGTTTCTTCTTTCTATTTCGCTAATTACCAAGAAAGGAGGATAATCCCCTCTTGGATTTTGTGCCATTTGTATTAGTTGTTGCTTTGGTACAAACTCTAATTCTTCTGCTTGTTTAATTAAAGACATTACGATAATCCTCTATATAAACCTAGACCTTGCAAACCAAGACCTACTGCTTGTTGAAATAATCCAGGTTGTTGTTGGAATGTGCTTACTGTTCTTTGCGGTTGCACTGGTACACCTCTTAGTATATTACTTAATACACCAAGTTGTCTTTGTGTTTCGCCCTGCTGACGCAAGAAATCCTCGTAACCTAAATCAAGACTAGCTTGTCGCAAAGCTCTTTGTTGTCCGCCTATATCTGACAAAGCACCTATTCTTGCTAAAGCATCTCTTTGTATAGTATCTCCTAAACCAGTTAATCCTTGAGCAGTACGTAAACCTAGCTGACTAGAAATATCAAAAGCTCTTTGTGCAAATTGTTCTTGTGCTTGTCTTGCTCTATCTTCTGCTTGTTGTGCAGTAAGACCTAATCTAGCTGCTTGCTGTCTTGCTAACTCTCCTTGTTGAAAAGCTTGCAGTCCTAGTCTTTGTTCTTGTAAATCTGCTGCTCTTTCTCTGCCAAACTGTGCTGCTGCTCTATCAAAAGCTGCTTGACTGCCACGTGTTTGCAAATCATCTAATCTTTGTCCAAGATTTCTTTCTCGTTCTGCTTGTAATATTGCCTCACGATAACCTCCTAATCCACCTGCCATAGCTGCAGCATCTGATATTTTATCAGCTTGTATCTCAGAACCTCTTGTTGCTTCTCTCTTGGCAATATCAGTAACTGCTTGTTGATAAGGAGACATAAATCTATCAATGCCCTGTTCAAAAGTCATACTTTGTGCTTGCGGTGTAAATTGACCAGCCTCATAACTAGATGTAAAAGGAGTTGCTTGATAGGTAGAACCATAACCACCCATTTGTCCTAAAATGTTTTGTGCTTGTTGATACTGCATAGGAGTACCTTGCATAGCAAAACCTCTAGTCATGGATTGACTAGTTAATTCGTCTGGCGAAAAATAAGCTAATCTTTGTCCACCGTATGGCGTATACTGTTGTAACGATTCTCCCTCGCCTCTACTTAAGAGACGGGTAAAATACGGTTCTACGTATTCTGGTAAATCGGTGCTGTATACGGTTTGTTCTGTTGGTGCTGAACTGCTACCGCCACTTCTTCCACCCATACTATTCTCCTTTTAGTTTCATTTCATAAAAACGAGATGTTTCTCGCCATTCTTCTCTATCTTTTATCCAATGCACAAATCCTGTACGACCCACAGCTTCAATGCCTTCACATTTATTTTCTGCTGCCCATTTATACATACACTCTAATCCTAGGTCTGCCCACTTATCCATTTGTTTGCCTGCAACGTGTTCTATATGCAACATTCTTTTGCCTGATGGATAATCATGTAAATTTGTAACAACACAACCTATTATATTTAAATCTGAATCATCAAAAATAATCCACAAACTTGATTGATTTCTAGTGCAACGATAAAAAATATCTACAGGTCTATCTCTACCATCTGAACGTTTACAAGATTTAAATAATATTGGTTCACATTGGTCCCATATCTTAATTAATTCTTCTGATGGTATTAAAGATATTTTATATTCTTCAGATATTTGCACTGCTACTTCCGTCATGCTGGCATAACCTCTTTATCTTTTATAGGTGATGCTTGCTTTGTAGTTCCTGTTTTTGCCATACGAACTCTATCAAGTAATTGGTCTAGCTTTTTAGCACCAGCATCGGAAGAACCATCTCCTAAATCTGACACTACATCTGCAGGAATTATGTATTCATCTTGCGATACTGCTACAGGTTGAGTAGCACCTATTAGTCCGTTTATATCATCATCCATACCGCCTTGATTGTTACCTTGAATCATTCCTTGAGTTTGTGCCCCTGGAATAATATTTTGTAGCACGGCTTGCCTGACTTGCATAAACGCTTCGTTTCCATATTTTTCTAAAAACTTAGCAATAATACTATCATCGTCTGTTTCACCTCTTAAAAACTTTACGAGTTCCATAGTGACTTCATCTTGCATTATAGAAGTAGAACGACCTTCTTGAAATTTATCTGTTTTAGCTGCTATCTTTTCTACACCTTCACGACCTTTTGGTCCAGAGTCATACATAGCTTTTAATCCTTCAGGTAATTTATCAACTTGTACTTCTGTGCTTTCTCCTTCTGCCATAAGCATTGGAGGTGACATAATTGGAATTTGTGGAATAGTATTCACTGGTGTATTTAAAATTGCTGGATTTATTAAAGGTATATTAGGTTGTGGAGGTGGAACTATAGGATTCAATAAACGTGCATTTCTCTCTTCTACTGGTGTCCCAGTCAAACCTAATCCTATTTGTGTAAACAAAGGATTTTCAAAACTTCCTAATGGTCTTGGTAGCATTGGTCCTCTATCTATAGACATTTCATCACGTCTAGGTATTTCTAAAGGTTTTAATAAACGTTCACTTCTTTCTTCTACTGGCGTGCCTGTTAATCCTATACCTATCTGAGTAAACAAAGGATTTTCAAAACTTCCTAATGGTCTTATATTTGTATTATCTATTGGTGGAGCAATAGGTGTTGGAAGCATAGTGCCTTCATTTACTAATAACCTATCTTCCATATCTGTTCCACCTACACCACCTATTGATAGAGGTCTCATACCTATATCATCTCTTTGAATTGAAAAATCTCCTCCAGTTGGTATAACAGGTATATTAGGTATTACTGGACCATCCATTGGTGGAACAAGAGGTGTAGGTAAATCTACAAAATCATCTATTCTATCTATGGATGGTGGTTTTGTTCCAGGACCACCTTTGCCTATAGGTGGTATTAATGGTCCATCTATGGGTATATCTATTGGAGGTTTTGGTGGTGGCATATCATCTGGTGGTGGTGGAGGAGGTGTATCATCTCTGTCACCTCTGCCATCATCTGGAGGTGTTGTTGGTATTGATGGAGGTATTGGTGTAAATGGTGTTATGGGGGCAAAAGGATTTAACACTTGTGGAGCAGCACCTAATGCAGCACCGTAAAATTGATTATATCCAGGTGTTGCTGTAGGATTAAAAGGACCTACACTAGGTTGATTTACTCCCATAATACCTTGAGCTCCACTTTCTATAGCAGTTGCACTAGGATTTAAATTTTGGAAATAAGTAAATTCAGGTTGGAATCCTGGCATAAAATTAGGGTCTATAGGATTGGGCACTCTTTGTATTGCCTGTGTATTCATTCTAAAAGGATTTGCTACAGGTGGTACAAATCTTTCATCAAATGTAATACCACCATCTTGAAAGCTCAAAGCACCTCCAGAAAATCTATTAATATTTTTAACTTTATCAACAACTTTGTTAGCTTCAGCAAAATTTAAGTATTTTTCTATTTCTTTTTTTGCAATACCTGTACTTAAATTTTTAAAATCACCTCTGTTATAAGCTTCTAAATTTTCATCCGTTAAATTTCTTAAAGCATTTCTTACATCTTTACGAGCTTGTATATAATTTTGTCCTGCTCGTATTCTATTTCTAGCTCCTAACATTGGTAATCCAGTTGGATTTTCTCCTGGTGCTTGTCTACTTAATCTAAAAGCTTCTTTTTCTATTTCTTGTAAATAATTTATATAATTGTCTTTCATATCTAATGATGTAGATTTACCTTCTTGAAATTTTAAAACACCTCCAGAAGCAACTGGTATGTTTTCTGGGTACATTTCTCTTATTCTTCTTTTTCTTTCTTCTGCATCTATACCCATTTGTTTTAATTGTTCTTCAAAAGCTTCTTGAGACATCATTACTCCTGTTGTACCAGCACCAATACCTATTGGTATGTAAGCACTTGGGTCAGTAAAACCTGTAGCTAAATTACTTAAACCTTGACCAAAACCTTGTTGAGCTCCTGCAAAACCTGTTTCACTTAGTGTAGGTATTCCTCCTATGTTTTCTGCTAATGGATTAACCACGTTTTGTCCCACAGTTGGATTACCAAATATATTTCTTAAATTTTGTGCTGGTGTAGAAATGGCTGCTGTTTTTGCTGCTTCTGCACCTGCTTGTGATGCAGCTTGACTTATTGCATCTGCACCTGCTTGTGTTCCCATAAGTCCAGCATCTGTAACTACATCTGTTGCTATTGTTTCTCCGACATTAGCACCTGCTGCTGCAGCACCTGATTGTAATGCAGAACCAACACCATAACCAGTTATACCAGCTAATATACCTTTTTTAAGGTCTCCTGTGACTGCAGTTTGTGCAAGACCAGAACCTATCGCTGATGCAAGCAGTGGTTTAGCAGCCAATGTTGCACCTAAAGCACCTGTTCCTGCTAAAGCACTAAATCCTAAACTACCTAAAATAGGTGCCAAAAATGGTAAGAAAGCTTCTGGTTGTCCTGTTTCAGGATTTATAGTTATAGGCATTGATGATGCAATACCTTTCATTTCTGCAGGATTTACATGAAGCAACATAGAATCGCCAAAACGACCTTGTGCTGCTACGTTTTTTGCTTGTTGTTTTAAATCCATATTATCTTTCCTCGGTTGTTTCACAACCAAATATATTAAAGCTCATGTCTACTGCACTTGTTCTTACTTTTATAACATCTTCTTGATTTAAAGTAATTCCTATGACTATAGAAAAAGAATCATTTGCTGCTACAGATTTATCGTAAAATAAAAACTGTTTATCATCTGCAGTAGCACCTGCTACATGAACACTTAATCTAAAAGTTATTGCTGAACCTGTCCTGTTAGCAGCAACTATAGAACTCACTGTTGTTTGAGTTTTATCTGGCACTGTATATAAAACAGTTGTGGTCGTTGCTGCTGGGTCAAGTTGTCCTAAAACTTTTAAACTATCAGCCACCTGATACTCCCATTAATAAAAATTGATGTCTACGTATAGCTTTACTGCTTATAGTATCTTGTTTTCTTTTAGCATTTCCTATGTCAGAGTTTATATCTTGAAATGTTTGCTCTATTGTTCTTCTTGTAATAGTTTCATTTATTTCATCGTATTCTGTGGTTGCTATAGGAAGTGGTACTGCTGATTTATCTGCCATTATCTTTTACCGTCCCTTCTAAGTTCTAATCTTAAATCACCCAATCTCCATCCAAAATTTCCAGAAGAGTTTTCTACTCTGATAGCACTTTGCCTACTTCTACTTCTAGTATTTGTAAAAGTAGAATTAGGTGTTACAGCTACAGTAGATAATGTAGATAAATCTTGAAGCGGATATTCTCTACCTTTTATTACTACATTAACAGTATCTCCTGTATCAGTGGATTTTCTAAATTGTATGTCTGGTATTAGTTTAGATATAAACATAAAGTTTTCTCCATCTGGGTCTAANTCAAAGTCAGAAGATTCTATAAAAGCAGTAAATCCATTACCGTCTGCTAAATATCCAAACTCTTGGTCATACAAATAATTAGAGCCAGAGTCATCATCTTTACTTGCAGCCAATGGATAATCTAATGTGTATGCAGGATTCCATGCTGTTCTAACAAAGTTGTCACTAGTAGTTCCTATACTCCAACTTTGTTCTAAATAATTATAGATTACATATCTATTTATTTCTTCACTACTTTCACTAGGATAAAACCACATTACCTCATTGTATTTAGGATTAGCTGCTGCAAAAACTTTGTATGCTTGACTTTTATTAAAATCGCTAAATATGTGGTCTAACACAGTGCAAGGCAATCTTTGNACAGAACCTGAGTACTGATAAAAAGCACCATCGTCCATAAAGTAAACTACACCACCTGCAGTAGCTGCTCCGTTAGGAGATATAAGTGACATACCAGTTGCTACTTCATTAAAACTAAACACAAATGGAGCACCAACAAAACGCATAGAGACTATACCTACATCTGTCCAAATAAGTATTTCTTGTCTTGTTTGTAAACCACCTATGATTGTGCTACCTGTAGAAAGTCTAACACCTCCTGCTGAATTTGTTGCAGTTGGTGTCCAATCTACTGCATTTTCTTTATCAGAAAATCTTACTAATAATGGGTCTATAGTGCTAGAACCTATTGGGTTAGAACCTAAAGCTATTACGTGTCTATCTACATCTGACATTAATAATTGTAATACAGCGACTGGTGTGTTACTTGCTCCTGCTCTACTACTTGCTAATACCGCTCTAGTAGATAAACCACTAGATTCATCCCAGTAATATATAGGTCCACCTCTAGGTGCTGCTATAGTGTCATCTCCAAAATTATCTATTGTCCATAATCTCAATTGATTAGTTAAAGATAAAGGTGTTGTAGAACCAAATCCTCCAGCACCCCAAGAACCTACACCCCAACCTGTAGAAGAAACATAAGTATCTAGTCCAACATTTATTTGATATGTACCTACAACTGATGAGCCACCATTACCACTATCACTGCTATTTGCTGTTACTTCAGTTCCACTGGTATCTTTAGCAGTAAAAGTAAAACTATTATCATTAGGAACTGATACTATTTCGTACTCTTGATTTAATACTGCTGCTGTAATGTTACCACCTAAACTAGATGCACCACTGAATGTAACAAAATCTCCTATTATTGCACCATGAGAAGTATCTGTAGCTGTTATAGTAGAGCTACCGTTTGTAGCTGCAAAAGTCACATCACCTGCAGAAGTAGTTGCTCTAATTGGGGTTATATCATTAAAAGTTGTTCCCTCTACTCCGTACAACTTTTTATGTGTTCCTAGTATTTTATATTTAGTGGATTCTATATCACTGTAAACGTGTATTTTTCTACAAGTTCCTAAAAAAGAACTAGATGAATGTTTTTGCCAACCACCTATCTTTTCTGGTCTGCCTTTTCTAAATCTTATTTTATCCGCATCAAACCAACCATTCTCATTTGAATAATTAGTGCCTTCTTTATTTATGCCTGGTTTAAATACAAATTTAGCAAATGGCATATTTATATCTCAGTCCAATCCTTGCCTTCAAACAGCAAAGCTTCGCTTTTTCTTCTTTTTACTAAACCTTCATTGACTACTTTATTTACTTTGTTCCAACGTTTTATTTGTTCTGGTACGTTTTCATAATCACCAGAATTAAGAACTTTTAATAAAGTTGATGACTTTAAATTTGTTGGACCTAAGTTAAAAACCCAAGATACTAAAGCATCAAATTCATTTTGTTTTAGTGGCACCTTAACCATATCATTTATATATTCTTGATATTGTTTTAATTCATGTGTTAATAAATCTTCAGCCTCTTGCATAGTAATTGACATATCATCCTTTACAGGACTGCCATCTATAAGTTTTAAGCTCCCATATCCTATTGTAAGCTTATTAGCAGGACATCTGTAAGAAACAGCATTTCCATCTGTATCTTTAGGACAACCTTCATAATGTTTTATAAGCGTTACGCCTTCTTGTGATATTTCCATTTTACTCTCCTTTGTCGCTTGTGTGAGATGCCCCAAAATAGAACGAAATAATTGCACTCGCTAACCCTCCTAAATATCCAAGAACTAAATTTATTAATGCTTCAGAATTTTGTTCGGGTGGCTGTAAGGTTACTAAAAATATGTAACCTAAAAATCCACCTATGGTAAACAAACCTATAATACGAGCAGTCCAGTCTTTACTAAACATACTCCTAGCGTGTTGTTTTTCTTGAGTCTCTAAAGCAAACAAATCAATATCAGCTTCTTTCATTTTAGCTTCAAATTCTTTTTCTGCTTTTTTAATTTCTATTAACTGTTCAGGTGTAGCATTAGCCAAAGCCTGTTCTATTGATTTAGGTTTGTTCTCTACACCTAAAACATTAGAAATTACATCTCCTGCCATTTTACCAAATGGACCACCCAATGCAGTTCCCAGCGTTGGAGCTACTGCTCCTACAATATTTTTTAACATACCTTTCATGTTGACTCCTGTACTGTATAAATTTCAACTGGTTTAGCAATGCCTTTCATTGCTATAGGTTTTAATTTCATTAATTTTATATCTGTTTGTGTAGCGGTGTTACTTGCAATAACTATATCTTTGCCTACTTCTTTACAACTACTTTCGCATCTAGCAGCTAAATTTACATCACTTCCTATTGCAGTAAAATCAAATCTAGTATCACTACCCATATTTCCTATAACTGCATTGCCACTGTTAATTCCTATGCCTATAGCAATACCTAAATCTGCTTTTTGCATTTCTTTTTTTATTTCTATGGCAGTAAGTATTGCTCTATCCTCGTGCATATCTAAATCTATAGGAGCATTAAAAATAGCCATCATGGCATCTCCTATATATTTATCTACCATACCACCATATTTTTTAACTGCTTCAGCCTGTATAGTTAAAGCCTTGTTCATTATTTTTGTTACTTCTTCAGGCTCTAGTTTTTCAGATAGGTTAGTAAAACCCCTTACATCTGTAAATAAAAAAGTACAGTATTTACGTTCACCACCAAGTTTTAATAGTTCTGGATTATCTTGTAATTGTTTTACTTGTCTAGGGTCAAGATAATGCTCAAACTGTTTTTTAATTTGTTGTCTTAGTTGATACTGTTGTTTAAATCTTAAATAAAATCCTACGAATCCTGTTATAAACTGAGATATTAAAGACCAAGTGACATCTATTAATAATCCATTGGTTATAAATTTATAACCTATAAAACCAGTAGATAAAAAATATACACCAGTGAATACTAATCCTAACCATACTCCAAAAATATTTATTGAGTACCAAACTAAAACTACCATTATCACTAGAATTAATAATTCAACAGCTAAACTCCAGTCAGGTATGTAAGGACTATCTTGTATTAATATACTTTCTGCCAAAGCTGCTTGTATTTTATGTGGTTCTAGTAATCCAACTGGTGTTGCTATTTGTGGCATAACTCCATTAGCAGTAACTCCTACAAATACAAACTTGCCTGCTACATACATTTCTTCTAATGTTGTCTGCTCTGTATCAACCCAACTTATCCATTTACGCCCTAAGCTATCTGTCTTAACAGGTGGTATTCCCTGTATTGATATTTCTTCAATACCATTATTATTAGTTTTTATAATATAAGTTTTTACACCTAACAAAGATTTATAAATTTGTGTTCCAAAACTAGGAATCCAATCGTTGCCTGGTGTTTTAACTAATAAAGGTATTCTACGAACAAGCTGGTCTATATCGGTGGGAGCAACGGCTAAACCTTGTAATGCGTGTTTGGATAAGAGAGGTAGGTTTTCCTTCACTCCCAAACTTATTATACCACCATTATCTTTACCTTTTACAACTGTTCCTGTAGCTTTTGGATAATTACCTTTACCATCTTCAAACATAGCTATAACAGAGGGTGCATACTCTAATGCTGTTGCAAACATTTCATCCCCACCCATTCTATCTGGTTGTGGAAAACTTATAACCCAACCTACACCTACGGCACCTCTGTTTAATAAGTCTATTTGTATTTCTGCTAATCTTTCTCTTGGTAGAGGATAGCCACCTTCTTTTTCTACATCTTCTTCTGTTATGTTTAGTATTACAAAATTACCTGAAGGCTCTGGTGTTTTTATAAAAGCATCAAATGTTTTTAGCTTTATAATTTCAGTAGGTGTAGATTTAAATAATAAAGGCAGGCTAAGTAATATAAGTATTGGTAATATTAGTTTGTTCATTTAATTACTCTGCCTTATAGTTATTACAGAATCTCCACCACCATTTATTTTTACAACATTTGATATACCATCTTGTATAAAAATTACTGTATATGAACCACTTGTATTTATATCTAACTTTACACTTTCACTTACATTTCTTTGTAATGTAATTACATCACCTTGTATTAAAGTAATTATTTGTGTATCAGGGTCTTTGCCTAGTAAGGTTCCAACAATTTGTGTACTTGTTGCCTCAACTAATTGGTCCTCATCTTCTTGCACATCTAATTCATCAAGCACATCTAGTAAATCTTCTAAAAAGTTTACATCCAGATAATTAATATCTAATTCTGTAAACTCTAAACTATCGTCTTGTAAATAATCTTCTGCAAGATAATCAATGTCTAAATCATTAAAATCTAATACACTATTTGTTTGTGAAGATGTGCTTTCTTCCTCTACTATATTTTCTTCTTTAGGAGGTGTAACAATCAACATATTGTCAATTATGTCTAAAGATAAATCTAATATAACAGGTTTTGTTGGAGCCGATTCAAATACGCTTACTGTTGTAGCCTCATAAGGTTTGTTAAGTATGACAGTGCCCATAGCTGTAACAACCTCAATTTCACCACTAGATAAACCAAAAGCATCAGGTAACAAAATTATAAGACTGCGTCCTAACTCATCAACTGTGGCTGTAAAATCTGTACCACGAATCGCTATATTAGCTGTTGGTGTCTTTAGACTAATATTTTGTTTATCTATGCGATTTAAATTTCCTGTTATAAATCTAGCGGTGCCTAACCCAAAAGTTAAAGCCATCTTTGATTTTGATGGGTCTGGGTCATATATATATTCATCAATTAATAATTGAGAATGTTCTGTAAGTTTTACAGTTGAATCATCTAAAAAAGTAATTGCCATTCTGCCATTAGTAGTAATAGCTTCATCATTACTTTGTATTCCGAACTGTAAATTAGCTTTGTAAGGCTTATCTCTTACTATTTGTGCTGAACCATTTAGTTCAGATATATCTCCAATATCAACAACTTGTGCTTGTACCTTGGTCGTTTTGAACAACGCAAACAGTACCACTATTGCCCACAGATGTAATTTTAAGCCAATCTGAAACCAATGTTGAGCTTTGTGTAACATTGAATGTTCTGCTATTTCCTGTTTGGTCAAGATAGAAATATCCACCTGCATATCCACTTCCTGTAAAGTTTACTGTGTTGCTATCTCCATCTACATCTACATAGTTGGTTGCACCATCATAATTTATATCAAAATCAAACGTGTTGCTGTCTCCATTAATAATCCAATCTAAATCAAGAGTTGCTGCTAAAGCACTCGTACCGTGGTCTAATGTAAAGGTATTAGAACCACCTGTAACATCTACATTATAATTAGAGCTATCTATACCATAAGTATCTGTAGGGTCTCCTTGTATAGTAAATGTATTACTATCTCCATCAAATTCAAAAAATCCTGTAACAGTATCTCCGTAAATATCTCCAAGAAATTTATTACTATTACCTATTTGATTTATGTCCAAAGTAAGGTTTAATCCATCCAAGTCTAATGCTGTTAATGTACCTGCTACAGAATTTAGACCTCCAATAATATTAGAGTTACCTAACTGTTCTAGGTCTATATTTGCTGTTGCACCAGATTGGTCAACATATATTTCATTATCAGCCCCGTATATTTGCAATACACTCAGCATCGCAATCAAGCTCATTAATTTTATTTTCATCATATTTCCAGTAACCTCTTTCAATTCCTGTATAAATTATATTTAAAATACCTGTTTCAACTGCTTTTTGTAAAGCTATAGAAACGCTTTCATTTTCTGCAATACCACCTTCCACTTCTACTAGCTCAGTTCCAGCTTCTATAAAACGAAAAATGTCTTGTGAAACACTTGTAGAGATAATATTTTTAGATACTAAAGTTTCTATTAATACCTCTCCAGTTGATACCGAAACTAATCTTAATGATATTGTTACTGCATCTTCTCTGTACTGTTTGCTAGTACCTATTCCTAAATATCTAGCACCTAATCCTCCAGATTTAATATTAGCTTCATAACTAATAACTCCACCTTCTATGATTAGTCCAGCAAATAATAAGGGTTTCATCTTATTATCTTCTTTAAACTCTTGTCTTGTGCTTCTTATTAACTGTCTTTCTTTAGTTAAATTGTCTAAACCAACTCTTTCAACAACTGTAAAAAAATTACCATTAGCTGCGTGTTTTAATGCTCTAATTAAAAAAGCTTCTGGAGCTTGTGTTATAGCAGTGCTAAATAAAGCAAAAGAACTATTACTTTTTCTTTGTCCTGTTAAATCTTTAAAGCTATTAGGGTATACAGCTATTGAAGGTTTAATTTTTGCAGCAGGTAATTCTTTAAGTTCTTTAGATTGTAAATCTAATATTGAACTTGACTTAATACTTTGTGTTAATGATAAGTCTTTGTTTTCATTTAATACAGCACAGCTAGAAAGTAAAATTACCGACAGGTAAAGAAATCGTTGTAATGTTTCCATCTGAGTCCGTTATAGTTAATGTTATTATTCCATCAACAACTTTATATGTAATCGTGTTTCCCTCTAGTGTTAGAGTTCCTTCTGTACTTGGAGTTTCACCAAATAAATTTTCTACAAGTTGTCTTGATAGTTGTGCGTAAATTCTTGATTCTAAATTTCTTATAAATCTAGCTAATGTTGTATTTTCTTTATCTCTTTCTATTTCATCTTGTAAAGCTTTTATTTCTGCTTTGAGAGCTTCTTTACGATTAAACTCTTGATTTTCTATAGTTAAGTAATGTGCTGATGTACCTATGCCACTGAAACTAGGATTTTTAAATTTAAAGACCATTTCATCTGCATTTAAATTTATAGCTAAAAGTCCAAAAAATAAAATTAATCCTATAAATACAGCACCTACTGCAATTCTATATTTTTCTAATGCGTGTGGGTCAATCTTTTCTTTGGTCATCTCTATCTGCCTTTGCTATTTTATTACTATCTATAAGTTGTGGTACACCAAGAATAGTTTTAATTAAAGTGTCTTGTCTAATAATTTCATTATCTAAACTGCGAACTCTATCTATTAATGCTACTAAGATGCCATGTTGTGAATCAAGTTTTGTACCTAATCGTTCTTCTAACGCTGATATTTGTCCTTCTACTTTTTCATCAACAGTGTCTAATTTGGTTTCCATACCATCAACGATACGCATAATTAATTTATAAATAAACCAACCAAGACCAAGTGCTGCTGCTATTGGAAATCCTACCTCTTGAATTAATACTACAGCTTCACTCATCTGGATTAAATAATCCTAAATCTATTAGCTTTTGCCTATTTACTAAATGTTCTGCTTCTATATCATCTTTTGATTGACCAAAATATTTTACAGCCAAATGCTTATCAATCATGGCTTGATTTAAGTCAACATCATCAGCAATTATAGAACCAAGAACTCTACCAAATTTGCCTTTTTTATCTAGTTTAGTTTTAACTTTTACAGACGAAGCTTTTTTTATACAATCTTCTAAAAACTTAGATGCTAATTTACCTCTAGCTTTTTCATCTAAATTTCTAGTTCTACTTTCTGGAGTATCTATTCCATATAAACGAATCCTAGATTGAAATTTAATACTAAATCCTAAATCAATATCAGCATCAACTGTATCTCCATCTACTATTCTTGTAATTTTACAGCCATACTCGTACATATTAATTAAGTAAATTAGCTATAAATACTGAACCAACTATAAAAGGATAAATGCCCCATATTAACATTTCTAATTTTTTAAACTTTGCAGAGCCTTCATCAAGTCTTTTTTCTATGTACTCATATCTTATAGCACATTCTCTTTCATGTCCTTGTATATGACTCATAGCTTCTTTAACTGTTGTCATCTTTTTTTTCTTCCTCTTTAACTTGTTCTTTCATGCTTTCTGCCAGAGCTTGTGTATACATGTTTAAACTAGGCATAAGTTCATCAATCTCAAATTGATATTTGTTAATTTTATTAGTCAAGCTTGTTATATGAGCTTGAATATTTTGCTGTTGAGGTGTTAACTCAACTTCAACAGTTTCTTTTTTATCTGACATAATTAACTATTATCAGTGATGTATTTTTTACCTGTA